TCAGTTACTGATTCTGCTAGTCTCTTATTTAGAGCAACATTTCTTTCGATTTGCTCGTTGAGTTTTGACTCCATTTCATCAAGTTTTTCTACCATGCTTTCAAGCACATCATATTTATCTTCAGGGATTGTTACATAATGTTCTTCAAAAAGTCCTTTCAGACCCATAAGGAATGATTCAGTTGCTTGAGATTGAATTCCTCTTTCGATTGCAATTGCATTCTCCTGAATCCACTCATCAGCAACATACTCAAGATAAGCATCAAGTCTTTCTTCTAGTGCTTCCTCAAGTTCAGCAACTTCTTCTGCTAGTTTCTCTTCATAATGCGTAAGAATTGCTTCTTCGATTTGTTGAGTTCTAGCATTTAGTGCTGCTTCGAAGATTGTTCTTGCTTTGTCTCTAAACTCTTCTGATAAATCTTCACCAGAGAGTAAAGCATCAACATCTTCTTGAATTTCATTCTCAATGGCAATAAATGCCTCTTTCATTTTCTTCTTCTTGCCGTCTTCTTCTTCACCATCTTCTTCATCATCTTCTTCTTCTTCATCTTCATCTTCATCATCTTCACATGATGCTGCTTCTTCTAGTTCTTCTTCACCTTCTTCGAGTTCGTACTCATCTTCTACGAGTTCTTCATCTTCGTCTTCGGACTCCTCTTTCATTGCTTTCATTGGGTCTGCAGACTTAGCACCCTTATTTACAACATCCTTAACTTGTGCCAAAGTTGCACCAGGAGTCTTCAGCTTTGCAGAATCATCTGTAGACTTATAATTTTCTGGAGTAGGACCACCAAGGTCTTCCCAACTTCCTGTTTGACCAGCAACTGCTCCTGGAGCAAGTTTATGCATTGCTTCTGCTGCAGCAGCGTTTGCATTTACAGCAGTTTTAGATTGTTTAGTGCCTGTTTCCATTTCTTGTAAGTTTTTACCACGGGACATTTGAACTCTCCGATTTTACTATATATCTAAAATCTATATTTATTTATAAATCAAAGATTTGATAAAAATTCTTGGAACAAATTTAGCTTCTGCTCATCAAGAATTTTTTGATCAACTAATGTATTTATTCTCTTATAAGTCTTCTGTGCAAGTTGCTCACGAAGAATTCCACCTTCCCAAACCCACTCCTTGCCTTCCATAATTCCAGATACAAAAGCATCAGGTGCTGAAGGATCTGCAACAATATCTGCTGCAGTTGCTAACATAAAATCTTCACCAACAACTGAATATCCTTCATTGGTTGGCATCAATGAACCAACACCACGAGAAGAAACACCAAGCATTACTCCTTCACCAAGAAGAGAAGAAGCAATTTTACCCATTGGAGTTTCAAGGATTTTTGCTTTTCCTACGAAATTACTTCCACTTCTATAAAGTTCACAAATTTTGTGTGAAACTCTATCAAGATTTACAGTTGGACCATCGGGATGTCCAAGTTCTCCAAGAGCACGACCTTTTTGGATAAAGTTTTCATTATACCTTTTAACCTCTCTCTCAAGAGTTCTCATTTCATAGAGTCTCTTGTTTCTGTTTGGTTTGTCTGCTTGGAGGAAAATTCCTTCAATAAAAAGAGATTTTTTACCGTTCTTTTCTTCGGTAATAACTTTAACCTTTTCGATTTCTTCTGTGATTAGTTTCATTGTTCTTAGTTAGTGAATCCTACTTTTGCTGCTTTAACAGTATTTGCAGATGCAAAAATTACATCAGTCGGAAGTTTTTGTAAGAATTCAACAGTTCCAGTTGGCATTGTGAATGTTAAAGTTGATGCAGCACCAACAGCAGTAGAAATACTTACAGTGGCAGCAGCACCAGAACCGTTATATAGTCTTACGCAGGTAGCTTCACTAATACTTGATGCAGTACCAGCAGTAGTTGGCATTGCAATCTCAGTTGTAATTATTTTAGTTCTTTGCATTTGTATAATAAAGACCTTATTAGTTATTTATTATTTTAATAATTACCTCTGTTCAATCCAGTTCAATGCTGCAAGTGCTTTTTTGTTAGTATTAGGACTTGCACAAGCAAGAGTATAAGTATCACTGATTGTTCCAATACCACTTCTACCCAACTGAAGTGCTGCTCTAACATCAAGATCAATTAATGAAGAAGTACCTGCAACGACAAAACCACTCAAAAGATCACTTCCACCAGATACTGCAGTTTGAGTAATATTATACTGCATAAAAGAGTTTGGATCGGGATGATCTACCCAAGTTCCTCCAGTCAATGTTGCATTCTGAAGAAGTTTCCAATAAATGTTTGTATTATCATTGGTTGCTGCTTGTAGTGACCTTAAAAGCATTACACCAGTTAGATTATTGGACTTCAAACGAATACTTATAATTGGATAGAATGTATCTGAAGATGGCATCGTTGTCCCTGTGATGGGATTGGATATACTCAAAAGAGTTCCAAGTTTCTCTGGTTCTCCTTCCTGAATAAGAGAATTAGAACCCTGGTATAGGTAATGATTTCCTGCAACACCAGTTACATTTTCAATCTCAAGTCTAATTGGTAAGAATGGAGTAGAGCACCAAACTCCAGTATTAGTATTTGAGTTCTCAAAAGTATGACTTGGGATAGTTTCGTTCTTTATCAACCAAGCAAATTCTACAATTCCAGCACCATACCATTCATAATTGATAGAGATCATTTGTTGTTTTGTTGGATCTGCAACAACTCCTGTATATCCATTACCATCAAACTTTTCACCATTCCAATCATCCCTATACACTCTAGTTTCTGAAACAATTCCAGTTACACTACTACGAATAACATAAGAGTATGTTCCTCCGTCATCCTCAAAGTATGCACCATTATATTCATCAAACAATCCAAATCTTCTGCGAATACCTACCTGTGGTGTAGTAAGACGAATTGCAAATGCTAGAGTTGCACCCCTACCAGGAATGTATCTCATCACATTCTTGGTTTGTCTAATAACTTTACTTCCTGCAGTCGATCCAACTTGCATTATCACATTACTAGATGCTGTATTGTGAGCTGCAGTTCCTACTCCAACTATTCTTTCATCCCATACATCAGTCTCTTTACCATACTGGAAGGTGTTAAAAAACACTGTTTGATATGGAGATATTTTTAATCTGTCATTGTTGGTAAATTGAGGTCTCCAGTCCGTCTGGTTTCCCCAGTGATCTGCAATATTAAAGACCTCAAAGAGACTTCTCTCTTGATTTAGATAATCTTGTGTATTCTTATTCCACTGTGCCATTACTAATCAGTCCAAGTTAGTCTTTCTGGTTGATATCTTTGCGAACTCTTAATTTTTAAAGAACTTGTTGTTTGTGGATAGATGTTATGAACGATTGCTCCTGGATAATCTCCTTGAAGATTTTCTGCAAGTTCATTTTTTGACATCATTTTACCTTCTACTTCAAGACGATATAATTTTCCTTCCCAAATTACATCGGCAACAAAAGATTCACCAACTGGTTCTGATTGATTTTCAGAACCGTTGATGTATAGATTTCCATTGAAATCACCAGCAATATTAACTGATTCTGAAATAAATTGTCTGTATGATTTCATTTTTATGACTCACTCTTCTTCTGTGTTGTCTTCTAAATCAAACATGTCCGAAACAACATGGGGTCTAACGGTTTCGATTCTCTCCAATGCTTTTTGCATTAGCATTTGTTTGATTTCGTCACTAACTTCCATGGGAGATTCACCTGTTGCGATTTTACTAATTAAGTCACTCATAGTCTTTAAATGTTAATTTAAAATTATTTATATTTGTCCTGCTTCTGGTTCCATTACTGGAGATCCCATTGAAGCATTAGATTGTGGTTCTGTTTGTTGAGGAATCTGTTGCCCATCTTGAGGCATTGCCTCTGGGGGCATTGCATTTGGATCTGGTAAAATTCCCTTTTCTATTTCTTTTTTAATTTGCTTATCAATATCAATAATATCTCCATCAGTTTGCTTCAGGATCTTTGTTCTTACATACTGAACTGAAAAATACCTACCAAGATATGGTTCCATCGCAGCAACCACAGCAAGTTTGTCATTCATCAATTCAGATTCTTTTAATTCAGCAAAATGATTATCATAAAGAAAATCATACTGAATGTGATCTGAAAGAACATTCCAGTCTTCTGGAGTTACAATATTCTTAAGAATAAGTTGTGTTTTTAGAATGTCATTAAATAAATTAGAAAATCTTTTTCTTAGTCTCCCCACAAACTTTGTAAATCTTACTTCATCTCTTAGGATTTCTGAAGAACGACCAAGACTAAAACCACTACTAGAATTTGTTCTAGTTTCTGGAACATTCAATGAACGGAATAATTTCTTTTGGAAATACTCAATATCTGCCAATTCCCCAAGATTTTGCCCACCAGGAAGAGTGGTAATTTCTGTTCCTCTTCCTCCTTCTCTACGTGGCAACCAGAAATCTTCAAGCATTGCCATATATTTTCTATCATCACGAATCTCTCCAGTGTCTGCGTTATAGACTAATTTGTTTCTATAACGATTCATTACATCACGAAGATATTGTTCTGCTTTAATCTTTGGAAGATTGCCAACATCAATGTAAAAAATACGACGTTCTGGAGCACGAGATAGTCTATAAATCACAAGACTATCTTCAATCATTCTAAGTTGATTAAGTGCCTTAATTGCTTTATGTAGATATGATAATACTGTTTGCCTATTCCTATCTACTAATCCAGAAGTAATGTAAGTGACAGAATCTTTAGACAATCTAACCATTCTAGCATCATTCTTATAACTGTTTGATGTCTGACTACCACCAGTTTGCAATGCTGCATTTGGATTATAAATGTAATACTCTTCCATCTCTGGATTGGTAAAATCAATTGTATTATCCTTATTGATAATAGTATTGAGAGTTCCAGTTAAAGTCTGCTTATCATTTTTTAATTTTCTGATATAACGAATCTTTAATGGGTCAATGTATCTTACTTCTTTAATACCATCTGCTGGTTTGGTTACATCAATAACTTTGTGGTAATATAATCTTCCATCAATATACCAATTCCTAAAAATTTCATGGGCTTTTTTATCAAAGTCCATGATTTCTTTGATGTACTTAAACTCGTTTCTAATTGCTTCTTTTAATTTGTCTGAAGCAGGAAGATTTGAAAGTTCTATCTCTACTGGAGAATCATTCAAATCCGAAACAATTGCCTCGTCTACAATATCTTCAATAGCACTATCACACTCAGGGTGAAGTGCCATTTCTCTGTATCTTCTTACTAAATCTTGTTCATTTTTGTATACACCTTCAATATCTACATACTGGCCATAAAACCCACTAGAGATATAATAATCTGACTTATCTTCGTCATTTTGAGGAACAGGGGAAAGAATTTTTTCTGAATTTTCTCTCCCCTTATCTTCAAACTTGTAACCAAATAATTTAGGCATATTTCAAAAATAGACGTTTCTAGTATTTATACGTCTTCCTTCGTGCCTAAAATACTCTTTTGGTCACTTCCAAGAGAATCATACCATTGAACTTGTAAATCTACACTGAATTCTTCAATAGCATCTGCATTATCGTAGGATAATTCAATCGCACTAACTGATGTTGGGAAAGTTCCGTAGAATTTGTATGATTTCAAAATAGGAATCTGTGATTCTGTATTTGGAATTGCCCCAGCATCTGAAGATTGACCAGTAATTCCTCTTCCCAATTGATGAACAACCATTTCGGTTTGATATGCATTTGGTGTAATAACACCAGCATTGTCATCGTGTCTATTCATAAAGTTCATCCACTTCTCAAATGCATCTCTAATCTTAAAGTTTGTATCATTAATTACTGTGATTGACCATGGATCAAATGTTCTATCACCAGCAATCTTTAAGTTTCTTCCTCTAAATGGAATATCAATTACATTAATATTTGATGCAGGAAGACTTGCTGCTTTAATCATAAATCTATAATCATCATCTTCAAGAATTCCTAGACCGCCTGGAAATTTAATTACACATTCAAATAGATTAGGTCTTGCTCCTCCTCCGATTAGCTTTCCTTTAAAACTGGATAAAGTTCTTTCTGTGTAGTTTGGTAAATTGTTTGCCATTTTTAGTTACCTCTATTAAATTAAACAGTTCCGACTACTTCGGAGAAGCTTACGCCAGTGCGGGTGGCAACAAATGTCAGACCAATATAATTAATTGATCTTGCAGGCTTTATGAAGATATCTGCCTTGAATTGATTTGAATCAATTACATCTGGAGTATTGTTTGATTCATCACAAACAACAATAAATTCAGAAACTCCTCTCTTTGCTTTTACATCACGTAAAT